AAGTCGTCTGGCGTGTCCAGCAATGACCCTGTTGAGCATATCATGACCGCTCATAGCGTCATCATGAAGGCCACTGGATATAAGGCGAACAAGCTTATTCTGACTTGGGACGCCTTCAATACCCTGAAGACCAACACTATCATCATGGACAGGCTCAAGACTACAAGCGACAAGGTCGTCACCGCTGATGCCATTGCGCGCCTCTTTGAGGTCGACCGTATGGTAGTGCTTGATGCAGTGAACGAAGATGGTTCTGACTTCTTGGCTACTAGCCGTGCTCTCCTGTGCTACACGCCGGATCGTCCGTCTAAGTTCGCTCCATCCGCTGGCTACCATATAGTGTATACTGGTGGTGAGATTGGTCGTGCAGTTCGCACGAACAAGATCCCGATGCCGGAGAAGAACAACTCACTGAGGATCGAGGCTGACATGTACATCGACCAAGTTGTAGTCTCGACCGACCTCGGTGTGTACCTGTATGGTATGGTGTGATGCTGACCGAGAGGGGAGGGTTAGCACTCTCCCCTCTCACCTACTGACAAGCTATGGCGATAACTGAAACTGATCTCCTCATGGAAATTGGTGGTGAGGCGTTAGACGAACTCACCGAAAAGGAGAAGAATACGATACTTGCGACTTACAGCACCGCAAAGGAAGCGGCGATGAAAGCGTTCTGGCTTCTTTCTGCGAAGTATAAGCCAACGTATCGTATGGGCTCTGCTTACGAAGAGCTTTCCTCCAAGTACAAACGTTACTGGGATCTGTACTGTTACTATGCAAAGACGATGAAAGCTGGCTACATTAGCAACAACACATCGAATAACAATAACAGCAATCAAGTTGACGTGGATAGGTGGAAATGGCCAGGACAAACTCGTTGATCACAATTACCTCTCGCAACCGCTCCTACAACGGTACCTTAACCTCAGGTGCCTCGAACAATTACTATGCCTGGATCGAGGAGCATATAGACAAGGAGCGTATATCGGCGCTTTATGGTGGAGCAGTCGAACTTATTGAGCATGCCAAAGGCATGGGAATTATTTTCGAGGATGTTGATCTTAGAAACTGCACGATGACGTATGGGAATAATGTGTATGAGGTTTTGAAGTTTGCGAGGTTCATGGATTATAGAGGGAACGTGAGGCAAGTGGAGTTTATCTATGGCTAAGACTTGGGATCAGTTTCCAACAGACATTGCGAGGGCCGTTGAGCGTGTGGCTCAAACGGAAGCACTTGGCATCATAGAAAACGTGTTCGATGAGTCGTACAGTGCTATTCCCGTGGCATCGGGAAGGCTGATAAATAGCGGTTTTGGCTATGTTGATACCGAGTTAGTATATATGACGGAAGGAAAAACGGGGATACCGAACAATAATGCCTTTGGTGTGTGGGAGCCAGAATACGAGGGCGAAGTATCGACTAGCCCATACACCAAACATATAGCTATTTGGTGGCACACACCTAAACCCGCTACACCAAAAGCTACCGTCACGAAGATTTACAGAGGCATGAGAGTGTTTGACTACGCTCCGAAGGTATTAGGTGTTAGTGGCACTGAGCATGTGAGGAAAAGACGGTTTATGTCTAGGAGGGCGGCAGGAGTAGGTGGTTACTTCTCTAAGCGAGATGTGACAAGAGAGAGACTTGCACGTGCCACATCCAGAGCCATTGAGAAGAGGCTTTCTTTAACGGCATTACGCATAGTACAGAGTTTGCTTGAGGAGTAGTCATGGACGAAACGATCGCTAGCTTTGTAGCGACTGCCTTGAGCTTAACGCTCGGGACAGACGTAGTGATAGATGAGCAAGCTGCGGGGGAACGAGATTGCATAATAGTCCACACACTGGCTGACACCTCGAACTTTGCCGGTTTGTTGGTATACGACGTAAATGTGATTATCTGCAATACCAGTCTCAACGTGGCCAGTGGATATGCTAGTACGTTGAGAAGTGCATTTGATGCGTATAGAGGAATATGTGGAACGGCTTGGGGAGTAATAGGAAGTGTGATAGCGAGGTATGAAGGAACCGACACGATGAACCGTGCGGTATACTCAGTAGCGTGCAAAATAGGAAAACAGGAGGTTTAAGATGGGACTTGAGTTAGGACCATGCCAGATCCTTTACGGAAATGTAGGTGGATCCGCTAATAATCTTACTGACTTGGGTAAGACGTTTGGCGGTGTGACATTATCAATCGAAGAGAATCTTCAGCAGTTAAAGTCGGATCAGAGTGGTGACACTCCTGAAGACGAGTTCATCTCTGGGCGTGTCATCAGGATGACTGCTTCGCTGGCTGATATCTCTCTCAACACCTTTGCGACAGTCTTCAAGTCGTCGGTGGCTGGTAACGGCAATAACGCATGTGTGTCTGTCAATACCGGTGCTGGTACCTCGCTGTTGACCAACGCAAAGAAGTTTCTCCTCAAGCCCTATGAGAATGGTTCTCCATCGAGTAATGCTTTGCGATGGATCACCATTTACAAGGGCGGCATCTCCTCAGCGATGGAGCTGACATTTGACAGCACAACCCAGCGTGCAGTCAAGTTCACTGTGACTGCATACCCTTACGCCAATGCTAACAACAACTGCATTGCGTTTGGCAACACGAGTGTTGACTGAGGAGTAGAGACCATGCTATTCGGGCCGGCGACCATCACTTACGCTACCATTAACCTCGTGCCTAATGGAGATTTTGAGCGGTGGTCGTCGGCCAATTCTGCTAACAATTGGTCTTGGGGAGGCGCTACTACATCCTACACTTATGAAAACAACAGCGTTTTTGCTGGTAACTACAGTCTTAACGCCACTGACCTTTACTCTAACACTTCCACTACCTACATCTATACTGATCTCTATGGCTCTACCGACTTGAATAACTTTAGGGGACGCAATGCTCGTCTATTTGCCGCTGTCAAAGGCAACAACCTATCTTCTTCTACCTTCTTCGCCTATTCTTACACAGGTAATGGCTCAGGGTTTGGTTACGTCTTCTGTTCGGCAAGAAACTACGCCAACTGGACTATCATTTCTAACAACTTCGCTATCGGCACTGATGCATCTCAAGCGCGTGTGCGGTTTCAGCCATTCCAGTATGATAACAAGTCTGACTTAACCCTTATTGATCAAATAACATTAGTTCTCGACCCAACTGACCTTGGTAAAACGTTCGGAGGTATCGAAATTGAACTCGACGAAATTTTATACTTCGGTTCTTACACAGGCCAGAGCTACCGCCATATCACAGGAGGTCGAGGCATAATTCATGGTTTTCAGTGGAATAACTACATAAACGCTTCGTCAAGCAAGACAGATGGCCTGCTAGCAAGTATCTCTCGTCCATATACACGTGGAAGTCTCGAAATCACCGGAAACAACTACTGGATGTTCATCGAAAATGTGCAACTGTTTATGCCCACTACATTCCGCATCGGCACATACACGCAATCACCTATAGACATACCGTTCGTTTTCTCACCTCACACCTACACAGATGAGATAATAACGATAAAACCTTGAAAGGAGAATCACATGAAGAAGCTGGACATTGACAAGTTTCTTGAGGAGAATGCAGTTACGCTAGTTGTCAACGGCAAGGAGTATGTGGTAACTGACATTTCGGCGGAAGATGCAAATGAGCTGGCAAAAGAGAACGCCAATCACAAGGAAGTCTTGGCTCGGATCATCAAGTGTGATCCGAAGGAGCTCGATAAGTACGGTACGATCGGCATTCTCAAGATCGTCTCGTTCTTGACCGAAAATTTGCTCCCGCGAGTTTCTCAGTAGGCGACATTGAGAAACTCAAGAAGGCTGGAACTGTCGCCCACGTTTTAGGACTTCCACTAAAGGAAGCGTTGACTCTTCCGATGTGGAAACTAAGCGTGCTTGAGAATGAAGCGACAAGGCAGAGAGCGTTAGATGCGGCTTTCATAGGCATGGTCTTTGGTGGCAGCGATACAAAGGACATGATGGACAGCATAATGAAGATTCATGGGCCGTACACTGAGGGATTTTATGAGCAAGAGTTTAACGCCTTGACTGCACTGTTTGGAGGTTGATAAGTGGCTCTGTCCTATGAAGCACGAGTGAAGCTAGAGTTTACGCAGCTTAATGAAGAGTTGCGTAAACTTCAAGCTCGCATTCAGGCAATCAGCGAGCAGAAGCTGTTTAAGCATGCAAAGGCTGAGATCCAGGAAATACAAGCTCAGCTAAATGCCGCCTTTGCCAAGATCGAAACCGAAAGTGCAATGATGCAAAGGAAATTGGGGGAGAGAGTCACACGTGTTAGCACTCTCGCCGGCCTAGGCCTCCCACCAACCGATGCATCTATGCGAGCTGCTACGAAACGCTTAACTGAGACGGTAGAAGCATCTGACCTTGTTAAAAATACAAGGGAGTTAGCATCCACAGCTCAGCATAGCTTCGTTACAATGGGGCAATCGGCTGAGAAAGCTGAAGAGAGTGTTCGTAAGGCTAGTAGAGGCGTCAGAGATTTAAGTAACAATATTATAAGAAACAATTCGATCGTAACAACTTGGTGGAATAATTTCGGTCGAGTTGCTATAGGCTTCACCATTGCTTATCGTACGATGAATGCCTTCGAGGCATTGCTCGGTAAGGTGTCATCTACGCTTATAGAGGCAGTTAAGGGAACAGGTGAGCTAGCAACACTTCAGGGAAAGCTCGCCATGTTCTTCAAACTCGGCGCAAACAGCACCATGTCTTTTGAGGAAGCTTACCAGCGAGCCGCCATGAACGTGGGAGCTGTCGCCGATGCCTCGATTAACGCAATCTCCTCCATTACTGAACTTAGCACGGCTATGGACGAGCTTGCTCAAGCTGGTGTGGTTGTTCCTACTCGCCTTGCTAAAGAGTTCGTCTCCTTCGTAGACTTCACCGTCCTCGTTGCGCAGACAACTGGTGACAACGTACGTCAGATCCGGTCTGAGATAAGTGCGTTGATGGAAGGACAGACTAGGGCCAACAACCAGTTGATTCGTTTGTTAAAGAACTTTGGCGTACTGACTCAGCAAGACATCGAAGACCTTCGTCACATGAAGAATCGCGCCGAAGCTGTTGAAAAGGTGATGAAGGCAATTCACGAGTATTGGTCTAAGTATCTAGAGAAAGCGATAAAGTCAAATCCGGCGCTGGCATATGAGATTTGGGAGAAGGCTATCCAGCGTGTGTTGGCTCGTTCGATCGAGTTAGCTAGCAAGACTTCCACCAATTTTAACTTGTTCGGTGAGACGATAAGCAAGCACATCGACGCTTGGAAGAAAATGCTATCCACTGACATCTCTAAGAGCATAGATGTACAGCGTTTCGCAACCATGTTCTTGCTACTAAACCAAGCCTTAGACGCAACGCTCACAGCATTTGAGAAGCTGTTAAAGGGCTTGTCTGTGCTTTCCACTGTCATTTACAACAACAAAGAGCAGTTGAAAGACATGCTAAAAGTGTTAATGGCTTATGAGGTGCTATCAGTTATAGGATCAGTGGTAGGCCTTATTGGCAGTAAGATAAGTGCACTGTATACATGGTTTGAAAAATTCAGAGCATCTCCCAAGAAGTTGGCAGAGGTTTTGACAATTCTATACTCTAGGTTTGCACTTATAGCGCTTGGCGCCGTCCTGGCTGGTGTAGGTGTACAATCGCTTATCGACGTAATATCCAAAAGAATCCCAACGGTGAATGAAGCGACTAAGAGGTGGTCAGATAGACTGTCCTCCTTGATAAACATAGTCCGCACGTTTTCGCACACACTTACATTGGCGTCAATGGCGCTTATCATCTTCAGGGGCAATCTCATAGCGGCTGTACTGGCAGCGGCGGCTGGGTTCGCTATAGATATGGCTGGCTTGGCGCGTTCTACAATGAACATCTCTAAAGCGGCCGAAGAGCTAAAAGCGGCTCAGGAAGAATATGCAAAAGTAAATAAGCAGATTATAGAAGCTAATGCAAAGGGCGATACCGCTCTAGTCCGTGCATTAGAAGGCAGGAAGGAGCTAGCATTCGAGAGAGTAGAACGAGCGAAAGCTGCCTATTCTGCCGCTAAGAGCGTTGGAGAGTCTTCTGGAGCAGACTTCGCAACAGCCTTTACAAACAACATAAAAGGAATCAGCAATACTGTGCTGAAGACACTCCAGGATACATGGAATAATATCAGTGATTGGGTGTCTAGTAAAGGAATGCCGCAACTTGACACTTCTAAGTTCATGCCAGACATGGCAGAGGGCCTTGAGAGCATGATGAAAAAGCCCGCTGAAGATATGGAAGAGTTGAAGAAAAAGTATGATAAGGTGACTACGGATTTCTATGACAGCTTGATAACGGCGGTAAAAGAAGGGAATGAGAAGCTAGCCAACGAGTTAGCAATGCCAGCTAGATATGAGTTAGAGTTCAGGCGTAGTGAGTTGCAGAAAGAGAAGACAGAGTTAGACATGCTGATCGGCAGGCGTTATGATACGCTTGAGAAGGCGATGGCGTCTAACAATGAGGAGATAAAGAAGTATGCACTAGAACGGGAAGAGCGGATTAGGCAGATTGCTGAGATTGACAAGAAGTTAGCGGAACTTCCCGGAATGCCAGTGATTAGTTCTCAGGCGGCTCTCGCACGAGAAATAGAGGAAGACTGGAACACAATAAAGGAGACTTATCAGGCAGGCTCTCAAGAGTTTATCGACGCCGCTCAAGACTTCCTAACCTACTATCAGACACGGTTACAGACCATTGGGCCTGAGTTTGAGAATGAGATGTCTAAGGAAGCGTTTGAGAAGATCCTCAAAATCCTGAAAGATGCACAGAACGAGACAGGAGATTGGGTCGCCGGCGTAAAGAAAGGCTTGCGAGAAGTTGCTGACACGTCCTATATGAAGCAGTTTGAGTCATTCACAGTGAAAGTGTTTGATAACCTTGAGGACGCTATTGTAGACTTCGCTAAGAGTGGTAAAGCCGCCTTCGCTGACATGGTCGAATCCATGCTTGCTGACTTGCTCCGACTTATCGTGAAAATGCAAGTTGTTAAGCCGGTAGCTGACTTACTGCTTACGTCGTTACCAGCAGTAGGCGCCGAAACAGGTATGACCGGCATTGAGGCAACAGGAGGTGCTTTCTGGGAGAACCGTCTAGGTTTTGCCTCCGGCGGCTGGATAAACGAGCGTGTTGTAGGGATTGGACTAACATCGAGAAGGCCGTATGAGTTTGGTGAGAGCGGGCCTGAGCATGTATCTCCGGGCAGTCCGAAAACAGAAATAAACATTTACAACAATGCTCCGGTTGAAGTACAAGCTAAGTCGACAAACGAGGGTGGTACTCAGCGTATAGATGTGTATATAGATGAGGTGGTGGCCGCAAAATTACTGAGCAGGAGTAAGTCGTCCACCGCTCTAAGACAAGCCTACGGGCTCAATCCTATCCTTGCGGGGAGGTAGGTATGGCATCGTGGCCTAGTACTTTGCCACAAGAGTTGATCGCTGAAACACTCAGCATAGAAATGCCCGATAATCTCCTTAGATCGGATATGGACATCGGACCAGCGAAGGTGCGTCGAAGGACTACTTCAAATGTAACAAAGGTAAGCGGAGATATCATTGTCACAAGAGATCAGTACAACACGTTGAGCAGTTTCTTCAGCAACAATGCTTCTTATGGCGCGACCGAATTTGACTGGATCAACCCAATCACCGGAAGCAGTTGCTCTATGCGTTTTTCTGCGCCGCCTAGGGTGAAACCTGAGAAGGGTAGTTTGCTTAGAGTATCTCTATCGTTGGAGATCATGCCATGAGGAATACGTCACTTACGTTTAGACAAGCAGTCTACGGCCAAGAGACTGATGAAGTTTTCATCGTCCTGCTCGAGATCTCACACGAAGATTTAGATTCACCGATAAGGGTATGCAATAACGACTCAAATATAGAGTCGAATGGTGACACATACATAGCTTATCCATTCAACATCACTCTACCTGAAGACTCAGCCGACGACTTTCCGCAAGCACGTATCACCATTGATAACGTCTCGCAAGACCTCACCGCCGCAATCCGCACCATACAAACGCCACCGACTGTACGGATAATGGTTGTTCTCGCAAGTGATCCAGACACAATTGAAGTCGATCTCCCTGGCTTCATAATGACAAACATATCATACGACGCAAAAACTATTACTGGAACAATTTCCGTGGAAAACTTTATGAGTGAGCCTTTCCCAGGCGACTTATTCACTCCTACAAGATTCCCAGGGCTGTTCTAATGAGTAAGGTTCATCCTGCATCAAAGTTTGTTGGGTTTCCGTTCCTCGATAGAGGACGCACACCTTCAGGGTGTGATTGTTGGGGGTTAGTGAGGCTATACTACAAAGACAAGTACGACATCGACCTTCCATCTTATGTGGATGAGTATGAAGCCTCGACGGTAAAGGGACTTACTGCTGAAGCCATAAACGCTCACATCGCAGAGTGGGGCCACATCCCTCCTGGTGAGGAGCAAGAGGGAGACGTTATACTATTACGCGTAGGTGGACTTCCATGTCACATCGGAGTTGTAGTAAAACGTGGATACATGTTACACACGATGAAAGGATGTGACAGCGTTATCGAACCTTACATATCGCCAGACTGGAAGCATAGAGTCGTTGGGTTCTACAGATACAGGAGAAAGGCATGAGCGAAGTAAAGATCACGTACTTCTACAATCCGTTCACATTCGAGCGTCAGGAGTTTACCACTCCAATTACCGGATGTTTAGAGGACACAGTAGATGCCTCTCCTCTGCGCTTCCCATATCCAGTGGATTGTGTCATTCTTCTGAACGGTGTGGTCCTTGATAAGGAGTTGTGGAAGGATACACCACTTAAAGATGGCGACCATATAGCTATCCGTACGCTCCCACATGGTGGCGATCGAGGGAAAGTCGTACTGCGCACTGTAGCGATGATAGCGTTGACAGCGGCCACTTGGGGCGTACCCGCTCTTGCCTGGGCTGGTGTCGGCGCCGAACTGTTTGGGCTGACAGGATGGGCTGCTGTTGGTGTGAATACAGCTGTGCAAGCCGCAGGAATGTGGCTTATTGACAAAGTAGCACCACTTCCAACAGCCGCTACTACCCGAGCCAGGGAAAAAGAGCCAAAATCTTACGGCATCGAGAGTTCGAAGAATGCGATAAAGCAGTGGGGTACCGTCCCAGTCCTTCTCGGCCGCATGCGCTTTCACCCTCCCTATGCCGCTGAACCTTACACCGAAGTTGTAGGTAACGATCAATTCGTCAACATGCTATTCTGTATCGGGTACTACCCGATGCGACTTGAGGACTTGGCTATTGGCGAGTTAGACCTCGATGACCTCTCGCAGGACAGCAAAACCGACGACGAAGCTGAGGACGATCCCACCAACCGAGACATCGAATGGTACATACACGAAAACTTCAATCCTTCTACAGATTCCCTGAGACTCTTTAAGAACGACATCCATGAAGAGGATTTGAGCATCGAGCTTAAGCAGACGGACGGGTATACAACTCGCACTACAGAGGCAAGCACTGATGAGGTCATAGTAGATATAACGGCACCGAATGGTATTTACGGTTTGGATGACGAAGGTAACAAGACTGCCGCTTCTGTTGATTTTGAGATACAGTTTTCGCTCAACAATTCAACATGGACAACCGGCGTATCAGGCAAAACCATATCTCAGAGCATCATCACGATCGCACAGCCTAGTCCCTACCGAGAATACGTTTACGGGAAGACGACTACCGGCTACTGGATAACCTCGCAAACTGTTACTTGTACTAGGATTGGTATAGACAAGTCGACAGGCGAAATCTGGCAAGCTACCACCCGCGGATACGCTTTCTCTCAACGTAATGCCAGAAAGTGGTGCCCCAACTTCCCTGGATACGTCGCACCTATCTGCTTAGTTTATCGTTACTCTGACGTTTCAAGCATCAGATCAGAAGACATAACTGATCTTCGAAGCGGCGAGCTTAACTCTAGTAGCTCCTCGGACTTCGCCCCTTCTGTCTACAGCTCTTCATCAGTCAGGATAGCTGGCGGTACGCTCTACCTAGCGCCTTCCATCAGCGGACAAGACAGCTCAATGATCCGCCGTTCTTACCGTTTCAAGATGCCATCTAGCGGTACATGGTATGTCCGAGTTCGACGCATCACCCTAGATCACGACCCCATCACCGACAAAGTCTACGATACCATTTATTGGACAGCCTTGCGCTCTGTCAACTCGTCTCGGCAGGCTGTCACTTTCCCGCAGACCGACGGCAAAGGTCTTACACTCATCGAGCTTCGTGTCAAAGCGTCTGAGCGCTTCAATGGCACGCTCGACGACTTCACTGTTACAGCCTGCTCTGTCTGTTACGATTATGACGAGTCCTCCGAAACTTGGATCTCCCGTCCCACGAACAACCCAGCTGCACTTTTCCGACATGTTCTCACCGGCCAGTTCAACAAGCGGCCCGTTGAGACTACCAGCATCCATCTCGACGACCTTGCTTTGTGGTCGGAGTTTTGTAATCTCCAAGGCTTCACCTTCAACGCATACATCGACTATCAAACTTCTGTCTTCCAAATGCTCCAGTACATCTGCGCCGCCGGACGAGGTTCTCCGACCTACAAAGATGGTAAATACTCAGTCGTCTGGGATGACTACAAGGACACAATTGTTCAACACTTCACTCCTAGAAATAGCTGGAACTTCCGTTCTACCAAAGCATTCTACACTCCTCCTCACGCTTTCCGTGTCACCATCGCCGACGAGTATCAAGACTTCAATACAGATGAAGTGTTTGTGTATGCAGATGGTTATAACTCTACTAATGCTACGGTGTTTGAGGAGTTGTCTCTTCCTGGAATCACGAACTATCCAGCGGCGTGGAAACTCGGACGTTTCCATCTTGCACAACTTCTTCTGCGCCCCGAGAAGTTTACCATCACCACAGACGTTGAGAATCTAGTGTGTACTAGGGGCGACCTCGTACGAGTCACTCATGACATCCCTCTGTGGGGGCTCAACGCAGGTAGGATTAAATCGTTCACTACGTCCAGCGGTAACATCACTACCATTACACTGGACGAGACAGTAACCATGGAGAGCGGAAAGTCTTATGGCATTCGCATCCGCACATCCTCCGGTTCATCAGTCACCGCAAATGTCGCCACCTCTGCTGGCGAGACTAACACACTGACCTTGAGCAGTACACTATCCACGTCTTCTGGAGTTGCTGAAGGCGACTTGATCATGTTTGGCGAACGATCTGAGGAGTCAGTAGAATGCTTAGTGAATGCTATTCGGCCCTCGAATGATCTCACAGCAGAAATTGAGCTAGTCGACTACTCGCCCGCTATATACACCGCCGACACAGGTACTATCCCTGACTACGATACGCACATAACTGCACAAGTGTCAGACATCGCACCGCAGATTCTTAGTATACGCTCTGATGAGCCAGTGATGAAAAAGTCTGGAAATGCCTGGATCGCCCGCATTCTAGTGACTTTCAAACCCATCTCTTCATCTCGTATCAAGGACATATCCTACATAGAAACTACATATAAGGTAGCGAACTCTACTTCAAACTGGTTGAAACTTCCTCGCATATCCCGTGACACTAAGAACATTTATATCGACCATGTTGAAGATGGAGTGACATACTGGATAAAGGCAAGGTACATATATAAAGATGGTCATGCAGGTCCTTGGAGCACCACGTATACGCATCAGGTGGTTGGGAAGAGTGGAGTGCCGTCTAATGCTTACTTCGACCATACCAACACGCAGTTTCTTACCAACAGGATCAAGTTCGTCATCCTCCCAATCTCTGACTTCGACCTCGACTTCTACGAGATCCGCACTGACACTAACTTTGGATCTACGACAAACTTGATCGTACAAACTCGCTCTCTCACTTACTACTGGATGCACCCACATGCCACAGGGACAACTTACTACATAAAAGCGAGAGATACGTCTGGGAACTACTCAGCTCAGTACGACTCGATAACTCCAACTACTGACGGTTTAGCAGTTGGCACTATATCGGTGGACTTCACTACTATCAATTGCGTACTGACGTGGAACGCTGTAGATGCAAGAATCGTTGACTATTACTACGTTCTGGTTTACAAAAGTGACTCCTATGCGTCTGGGGATCTCATCTATACGTCCCATCAGTTCACTGATCCACACTTCGAATTCACCTACGAACTGAATTGTAATTGCTCTGGAGGCCCTTACCGCGAGCTTTGGTTCCGTGTCTACGTTCACGACATTTATGGACGCACAGGTTATGCGGATGCTTATGGCATCAACACTGCGCCTCCGAAAATCACAACGCTCACAGTAGTTGAAGCTCTGGGCGGTCTTGTGCTGATCTGTGATCCACTGTATGATGATATAATAGGCTATGACTTCGCCTGTGATACAGATAATCCGCCGACAAGTCATACTGAGACAGGAGTTAACTTCTTATCGGTATTTGGCCTAACACCTGACATCACTTACTATTGTAGAGTGCGAGCGAAAGACCCGTTTGGGTATGGCGAGTGGAGTGACGTATCCTCTGGAGAACCACAAACGATAACATTGGATGAGCGGGATATGGATATACCCATTACCAGTGGGGCTAACTGGAATGCTTCCTCCGGAAACCTTACATGGAGCGCCCACACCCTTATCTACAAGGGGAACACTTATAATATCCCTGCTGGGAATGCCGGGAATAACATATTTGCTTACTGGGATGTGGCACAGGGGAATAATGGCTATAACAATGCCAACTCCATGCCTTTAACTGGTGAGCTGTGGATGATGTGCTACAGGAGCGGCAACAATGCTTACCCAGCTTTCCAGAGCCGCATTATCCATGGCGGGCTCATTCAGGTCAACACCCTGTATGGCAATAGGATCATTTCCAACTCTCTGGCCCTGAGCAAGATTAATGGAGCCAGTGGGAGCTTAAATATCAGTGCTGGTGGCACCATCACGTTAAGCGGTGGTAACTTGGTAATAAGCAGTGGTAACTTCACGGTAAGTGCCACTAATGGAATCAACATTACAAGTGGTGGTGGGATTACAGTGCAGGCTGGTGGTGGGATAAGTATCGCCGGCAATGCGACAACACCAGGAGTAATACGCATTTATAAGTCCGGTTTGTCCGGCAATCGTGTTGATTTTTATAGCAATGCCACTGCTTTTGGGATAATTCCTAGCAATAATAATGTTGAAG